TAGAAAACTATTTTTTCCTGAAATTTATACTATTGAAAAGTGACGATACAGTTGAAAAACATCACGCCTCTAAAGAGTTAGACATATGTGAGCGTAAGATGAATTTTTGGAAACGTCAATCTAGTTTCTGTTCAAAACAGTATGAAAAAGATATCGAAGCATATCGTAAGATGTACACAAATTAGCACTTGACAATTAGCATGAAACACGCTATATTATAGTTATGGAAATACAACAGTCTATATATCAATATTTGCCGCATCAGAGAAGGCAGTCGTCCGGAGGTTGGCTGTCCTTCAATTGTCCATGTTGTGTAGATAATGGTGAAGCACGTAATGATACACGTATGAGGGGTGGTATTCGTTCAGATAATGAGAGTATATCATATCATTGTTTTAACTGTGGGTTTACTGCATCACATAAACGTGGCAGAGTAATCAACAAAAAGATGTTAAATCTTATGCGTAATTTGGGTGTAGCAGAAAGTGATATTAAACGTTTGCAATTAGACGCTATCAGAGAAAAAGAATTAGCAGATGGTCCTACACTATTCATTAATAAGACACAAACAACACGCATACCATCATTCAAAGAGTGTAAACTGCCAGAGGGAGCAAGACTACTAGAGGATATACTACGTGAAGATGAGCCAGATGCACGTGCTATCTCAGCCGCTAAATATCTATTAGATAGAGGTATATACGATTTTGTTGAGACTTATTGGTCTCCTCATCCTGTATTCAGACAAAGAGTTATCTTTCCTTTTTATCAAGGTGATAGAATTGTTGGATATAGTGGCAGAGACTTTACTGGTAAGAACGAAGCTAAGTATATGAGCAAGACGCCAAAAGACTTTCTCTATAATATAGATGCTATCAAGCGAAATAGAAAGTACTTGATAGTAACAGAAGGAACGATTGATGCTGCATGTTTAGATGCAGTAGCGATTATGAGTAACGAAGCAAGTGATACACAAATTGATTATATTAATCAGTTTAAAGGTGAAGTGATTGTCTGTCCTGATAGAGACAAAGCAGGCGAGAAACTAATCAAGCAAGCAATTGAAAACGGCTGGTCAGTTTCTTTCCCAAGATGGGAAGATGATTTAAAAGATGCAGGAGATGCTATACAGAGATACGGAAAACTTTATACTCTCAAAAGTATAATTGACGGAAGCATAAGTAATAGTACAAAGATTAACGTAAAGATGCGTTTAGGATAGGAATTCAAAATACATGGCTAAAGAACCTAAAAAGAAAAAAGTAACAAAAAAAGCTCCGAGCAAAACTGAGCCAAATAAAGTAATACCAACACCAAAAGTGGTACCTGCTCCCCCACCTATGCCTATGCCGCAACCTCCAATGCCACCAAAGAAACCCGGTGAAGCATTGTATGATAACGGCATTTTGTTTATGGACAAAGAGTTTAATCAAGAAAACTGTATGCCATTAGTCAAAATGATTATGGAATATAATATGATGCCAGAGGATACAAAGCCAGAGATTATTCATCTGTATATCAATTCACCGGGTGGTGCAGTAAACAGTGCATTCCATCTAATTGATGTAATCAAGCAAAGTGAAATCCCAGTATATACATACGGTATGGGAATGATTGCTAGTTGCGGAGTACTTCTAATGATGGCAGGTGAAAAAGGACATCGTTATATTACACAGAATACTAGCGTAATGTCACACCAATACTCTTGGGGTTCACGTGGTAAAGAACACGAACTAATGTCTATTGTCAAAGAGTTCGAACTGTCAACAGAACGTATGATGGATCATTATAAGAAATGTACTGGCAAGAATGAAACATACATTCGCAAATGGTTGTTACCAGAAAGTGATTGTTGGTTGAATCCAGAGGAAACAATTAAGCATGGGATCGCAGATCATATTATCACAACATATTAAAAAAGCAGTCGATAAAGAAAACAACCTTTTTATTATTGAAAACGCAGTTGATGCAAAATTAATTGAAGATTTTAATAAAGAGGATGTTTCTTTATATGATACATCCGATGTTCCTTGGCAGGAGCATTCACCACGTAAAGAACTTATACCATATGACAATTCGATACTAGAAAAAATTAGGGAACAAATTATTAAAAAATTTGAATGTAACGATGTTAAATTTTGGTTAGATAACGAAGGCTTTACTATGCCAGCACATATAGATAATCCTGCAGTTGCATCTGCTATGCAAATTTATATCGGAAATGCAAGGCCTGAACTAGGAACTGTATTTTATGATGTAACAGATGAAGATGTTCTTGTTAATGATTCTGCACAGAAGTGGCACTTACAAAAAACCGAAGACTTAAAAGTGAGATATGCATTTAATTATAAACCTAATACAGGTTATTTTTCTATAAATGGTAAGCTACAAGCACATGGACTTCAAGCAACCGTATCCGCTGATGATTTTAGGGTCAGTGCATACTGTTATTTTTAATTTGACAACAACCTATAAAAGTGATATAATATACTCATGTCAGAAGTAAAAAACTATAGCTCAGATTTACAGCAACTATTCGTACAATTCATGTTTACTGATCCAGAACTTTATTCAAGAGTTCGTAGTATCATTAAGCCTGAATACTTTGACCGCGGCATCCGTTCCGTGGTAAAGCAGTTAATCGAACACAGTGATGAATATTCATCTATCCCAAGTCTTGAAATGGTCAAGGCAGAAACGGGAGTGACTGTCGAAAAACTGGATAACATAGACCAGCACATCGATTGGTTTGTTGATGAATTTGAAACTTTCTGCCGACATAAGGCTATTGAGAAGGCTATTATCGATAGTGCTGATTTGTTGGAGACTGGCAAATACGGTGAAGTAGAACTTAGAATCAAGGAAGCAGTTCAAACTGGACTTGCACGTTCTTTAGGTACAGATTATTATGCTGACCCTAGAAGTGTGCTGGAAGGACTGAAAGATAATAACGGTCAAATGACTACAGGCTGGAAAGCCCTTGATGATAAGCTATATGGAGGCATAAATCGTGGGGAGATCACGATTTTCGCAGGGGGCTCTGGCGCAGGCAAATCACTTTTCATGCAAAATATGAGTCTGAATTGGGCAGAGGCTGGTCTAAACTGTGTCTACATCACCTTGGAACTTTCAGAAGCACTCTCAAGTATGCGCATGTATGCAATGCAAACGGATCGAAGTACAAAAGGTATATTTAAGAACTTAGATGAAGTCGAATTACAGGTCAAAGCAAAAGGCAAAAAGTCCGGACAGCTTCGTGTGAAATATCTCCCCTCTGGTTCGACGGTTAATGACATTAGGTCATATCTGAAAGAGTTACAAATCCAAACAGGGAAGAAGGTCGATTGCTTGTGCGTTGATTATCTCGACCTTCTTACTCCTGCGGCTGTTAAAGTATCAGCAAGTGATTTGTTTATTAAAGACAAATATGTTACAGAAGAAATGCGTAACTTTGCGATGGAAACACAAACAGTTCTTGTAACAGCATCACAGTTAAATCGTGCGGCAGTCGAAGAAGTAGAGTTTGATCATTCTCATATCGCAGGCGGTATCTCTAAAATTCAAACAGCAGATAATGTGATTGGTATCTTTACATCAAATGCAATGCGTGAACGTGGACAATATCAATTACAACTTCTAAAAACTCGTTCATCGTCAGGTGTAGGTAGTAAAGTAAGTCTTCTTTTCAATAGAGATAGTCTACGTATCACAGATGATGATAATGCAGATGAAAATGGCACTGGTACTCCTAGTGGCAATACATCAAATGTAATGGATACATTACGAAAGAAAACAACAGTTAAAACGGAAGATGAAGACGATACTCCAGTAATGGATAAAGGTCAAGCCGCATCATCGTTGAGAGCAATGCTCAAAACAAAAACGCGGTCCGCTTTTGACGAAACTTGATAAATACAACATAACGGAGATTTATTATGAGTAAGCGCAAAAGCCTGTTCGAAGAACTTAGTTCTATCCCAATGGACAAGGAACGTCTTGTTGAACAAAAGGGTGAGCATATCATTGCAGGTGCAATTAATCTGATGGAGTACATTGAAAGTACTTTTGACGAAGATGTTGCCAGTGATTTAACTAAGCGTTTAGTTAATAGTATCCGTGCCAAAGACCCTCGTAAGTTTAAGAGAGGCATGACTAGTGCAAAGAAGAAGTAAGTGGATTTTGAACAACAACTACACAAACTAAAAGTTCTAGCTGGCATCTACAAACCGTATGATGTATCACAGCACCAAGAAAACATATCGCACACCGGCACGGAAAAAGGTGAGTATCAACGTAAGAATGATATCGAACCGGGAACTCCAGAATGGTTTAAGTTATGGTTTTCTCGTCCTCAGTTGACTGGAGAGAATCCATTTGGGAAGAGAAAATTATGAAGATTAGCGAAATCATATTAAGTCAAGGTATTCAGCGTAGATTCAGAGGTCCACGTAAACCTCGTCTAAAGCAAAAAGGCTTTCATGCACGTATGAAAGGACTACTAGATAGTCAACAAGTGAATGAAGGTGGTGCAATGCCAGGCGTTGGTATTATTCATCATTCAGAAATCAAACCTACATTACTAAAACTAGAAAAAGAGTTGGGTATTCCTCTATTGAAGAATGCTCTTGGTTCTGTTGGGAAGAAAGAATTTTCTGGTGATATCGATATCGCAGTTAAGCTAGACAAAGATCAGATTGCAGATTTTGCAGAAAGATTAGAAGCGGCGCCGAGTATTCAAGAAATTAAAAAGTCAAGTGTGTTTATGACAGTAGTTGATATTATTGGCTATGATGATAGCAAGCAAGTGCAGGGCAAAGAACGTACTGGTAAAGTACAAATCGACTTTATGCCGGGTGACGTAGACTTTATGAAGAATTACTATCACTCGCCGCACTCAAAAGAAATGAGCCAAGACGGTAGACACAGTAACTATAAAGGCATTCATCGTAATATTATGATTGCTTCAATTGCTGGTGCGCTAGAAGTTAAAGCAAGTGACGATACAACATCAGACGGCAGACCATTAGAAATGGAACGTTGGATGTTCTCTCCTTCAGACGGCATGGTGCGTGTAATTCGCAGACCAGTTGAAAAGAAGAATGGCATTGGTCACACTAAAGCAAACAAGAATGAGATTGTTAAAGGTCCATTCAAAGATCCTAAAGACTGGGCAAAGATTTTAAAGCTAGACAATGCAGATGATTTGTATAGCTTTGAGTCACTATATGCGGCAGTTAAGAAGAACTATCCAGCAGACGTAGCTAAATCTATCTTTAAGAACTTCAAAGATAACCCAAGCATTCAGAACGCAGGTGTTCCAACTGAACTAGGCGAGTCTTTCGGTAGAGCAAACTTTAACAAACAGTTAAAGAGAAAAGGCATTGATGTAGACAAGATGCACTCAGATAACGTCAAAGACGCAGAGGCAGCTAAAAAAAGAAGTAAAGATGCACAGAAAGATTTAGATGATTACAGAAAGAAACATAATCTTAAAGAAGCAGATGCACGTATTCAACACGTAGAAGATTTTGCTATATGGCATGGTGCAAAGGGTGTTGCAAAGTCTATTAGCACACTAAAGAACTTAGAGAAGTCACCCGAGAACGTAACAGTTAAATGGGACGGTTCTCCAGCAGTTATCTTTGGTCGTAACGAGAACGGAGAATTCGTTTTAACTGATAAGAGTGGCTTCGGTGCAAAAGGATATGACGGCAAAGTAACAAGTAAAGAAGAAATGTCATCTATGTTCTTACGTAGAGGCAAAGAAGCACCAGACGCAAATCGTAAAGCATTCGTTAAGAAGATGGCAAACATCTGGGATATTTACGAAGCGGCTACACCTGAGAACTTCAGAGGCTACGTACACGGTGACCTGTTATACTTTACTAAGCCTGGTGTAGAAGACAATCACTTTGTATTCACTCCAAACATTGTAACATATCGTGTTAAAGCAAAGAGCGAAATTGGTAAACAAATTTCAAACAGTCAGTCGGGTGTAGTTCTACATGCTAAGATTGAACTTGACGGTTCAAAGAGTAAAGTAGATGCTTCTGAACTAAACTCAGGCAATCTACTTATTATGCCTCCAGTGACGCTTACAAAGGGTCCTAAGGTACAAGCAGACAACCTAGACAAAGTAGCAAGCATTGCAAAGCAAAGTTCTCAAAAGATTGATATGCTATTAGATGATGAATTCTTAAAATCAAACAAACTATCAAGTTTTAAGACTGCACTATATACATACGTTAATAACATGACTAAAGCACGTAAGCTAGACAATTTAGTAGGCGACTGGTCATCATGGTTAGCATCAGCAAAGATGTCAGAGCCAATGAAAGAGCGTATGCAAAATCATGTAAGTAATAACACAGACGGAATGAAAGCATTGTTTACAGTAATCATGGGTATCATGTCAGTTAAGAATGATATCATTGCACAGTTAGATGCGTCTGAGGCTGACGTAGAAGCATACACAGACGGTCAACGTGGCGGTGAGGGTTATGTAATAGGACAAGGCGATAGTAAATTAGTTAATCGTAGTGGTTTCAGTGCTGCGAATATGACAAAGGAAAGATAATATGTTTAGTAGAGAATGCAAAGCACACCTAAAAGAAGCAGAAATGGGACCATTGCAACATGCAAGATTTGCAATGCGTATTGCATTGGAGCTACAGATTGCAGTTATTGCAATTACTTTACATTCGTTTATTCCAAGATGTTGTAAAACATATGCGAGTGATAAGATTAAAGAACTTGCTGATAGATTTAAAGAGATGAACGATGAGTAAAGATAGAAAATACACTGCTAAACAGTGGAGTGAAATGGAAGGTGGTCATGAAATGAGCGCAAATGAAAGCCAGTATCAGTTAATCAATACATTAACTGAAAGCAGGTTGTTTCGCAATAAAAACATTACAAGCAAAGTAAACATCGATGATGCCGCAGAACTTGCTTTTGTACAGTTATTAATGTTGAATGTGTTCAATAAAGATTATGACTTTGCTCCATTAGCAAGTCAATATGCACAACGTACAGGCGCATTTACAAACTTTGATTACTTTAGAACAAGCGGAACAGACTTGTATATTGCTCTTAACAGAATTATGGGCAAAGAACAAGGTAAGTTAAGTGACAAAGATGAGATTGCAATGTCACGTATCTCTATAAAAAAAGCAGATGTAATACGTTATCTAAAACATATAGGAGCAAATAAATCAGATTCTAGCTTTGAAAAAGCAATGCTAATGCGTTTTGAAAGACAGTTAAACGTACAAGATGGTATGCTTAAATCACTGCGTAGACTTGCAGCAGACTGGGACAATCTAAATCAGAACCAACGTGCGCTAGTAGTGACACGTATGGCACAATATATGCGCAAGAAAGCAATGCGTAGCGAACTAACACCAGCACTTCTAAAGTTTCAGAAGCGTGGTAATTATGTAGTAGATGATAAAAAAGACACTAAAAAGAAGATTTGGGATCGTCCAATCGTAAAAGCAGCAGTTGCAGTAGGCGCAATATATGGTGCAGGTAAGATAGGTACACAATTAGGTAAGACTTCTTATCAACAAGATAGAAAATTAGGTAGAAAGTTCCAATCTAGGGACAAATAACTGAACAAAAAAGATAAATAATAGTATAGAGACACGTAGTCTCACAAACATTTAATGGAGAAATAAAATGGCAAAAGCACACGAATCATATGACGCAGGTCAATTCCTAACAGGTTCACTAACACACTTTACTGTAACACACACATCAGCAGTAGACATGAAAGTACTTGTTGAAACAGCTTCAACACGTGCAACAGTAGTAATCCTAGGCGCAGACGGCGCACGTATCGCAGTTGAAAACAACGGCGCATGGACAGCAGCATCACTAGAGGCAGCTCTAGGTGCAGGTTACACAGTAGCAGATTTCGACTACTAAGTTTAAACCCCCCAGGTTAAAACAAAAGACTCAGTATTAATTTACTGGGTCTTTTTTATTGGCTAGATGATAAATACTACTATAATAAACATTGGAGAAAATAACAATGGCAAGAATTCATGGCGCTGCAAAAGCAGGCGAGAACTTATCAGGTAATATTAACTTTTACACATTATATGTTAAAGGTTTAGATATTACTGCTACCGGCGATGTAGCAGACCAATCACAGCGAAACTTTGATGATGTATGTAACTTAATCAATCTAGTAGCACAACCAGTAATTATGAATAACCCACTGACAGTAACACTTGATGGACTTGCTCCAACACTTACAGGTCCAGGAATGATCTTTAAGTTTGCTGTTGAACACGGTAGAATTTTTGAAAGAGACGGCGACTCAGTTGCTATTCTTAAAGAGATTTTTACTGGCGTTGCAATAGATGGCGTAGGCTTAGAGCCAGTAACTGGTTCAAACATTCAATTTACAATGTCGGATATATTATAATATGGAAAATTTAGTAGAAAGCTGGAAGCAACTAATAGATGTAAGAAAACAAACACATTCATGGGATATGGATCGTGAAGTCAACAGACAAGATATAGATGATATATTTTCAGAACTTCATAGACGTGTTCCTGTAAAACAAAATAGAGTACATTATAAAATTTCAGTATTAGATTATAGTGATCCTGAGTTTAGAGATACATATTACAACTTTTGTGTAGATAGAGATAATCCAAACCCTCAGTATAATCCTCAAGTACTAGCACCATATCTTCTAGTATTCAGTTTTAGAAACCCAGGAGAATTTGATGCAGATTTCTCTGGACATGGATTTGGTGAATATGCAAAGCAATTAAGTTGCATTGAAACTGGATTAGCAGCTGATTTTATCGTACATGCGGCAGCATCAAGAGGTTTGAATTGTGGATTTTGCAGATGTTATGATACAAAATTTCGACCTGATCAAATAGCATCTAAATTAGGCATCGACTCAGTTCATGATATCATTGTATCAATGGGTATTGGATATGCATCTGAAGAAAATAAGACACTAAACCCACATACTGGTAAGATGGTTGATTCTGCCCACGATCAAAAGTGGAGAACCGAACCGAAGCCTGCTATGAATGATTACATAAAGTTTATTGAATAATCTCAGTACGTACTCACTCTTAAAGACAGTTTTGGAATCACATATACGACAGACGGTATATGGATGCCCCATTAAACGGAGATAGAACCCGGTGCAGTGATGCATCGGGTTTTTCATTTTGTGTTCGTAGATAAATAAACGTAGCTTCGGTGATAAATACAATAAACAATTAGTATACATTGGAGCCTTACGATGTCTGAAATAGAAACAAAATTAGCAGCAGTAGAAGCAGAAAGACTGGATGTGCATGTTGCAGCTAATCATGAACGATTTAAGAATATTGACCAGTCAATTGCGAGAGTAGAATCTCAGTTAGAAAAAAATCATACTAGTATCAAAGATGATATTAGTGAATTGAAAAAAGTTATGGTGTGGGCAAGTTCTACATTATTCGGTACAATGTTAATTGCATTGTTAACTTCAGTATTTAAGGTAATCTAATGTTAATCGAAGAAATTATTGGAACAGTTGAAGAACTAGATGAAGCGAAACTTGTGTATGCCCGCAGTGGTAGAAAAGTTGTTCGTAAATATCGTTGTTCAAGCGGCAGACTAAAAGGCAAGACTGTAGCTAACCCAACTTCATGTTTCAAACCAGTAGATATTAAAAAACGATTTACATTAGCTAGAACAAAAGCAAAAATGGGGTCAAGAATGGCTCGTAAATCAAAATTAACTAAACGTATGAACCCAGCATCACGTAGATTAAAGTCACTAAATAGGTAGAGAGAAAATGTCATTAAGAGAAGAAATTACAAACGCAATGAGCGAAACAGCAACTACATACAATACTAGATTAAATAATATTGCTGATATGGCAGGAGCATCAGAAGATGATGTGCGTGAGCGTATGAAATCTTTGGCATTTACTGACTATGTAGAGTTAATGAGAGCATTACGTGATAGAAACGAAGATGCAATTAAAAATATCTTAGGTCTAGTACGTGAAGAGTATGCAGGACGAAACGGAACACAAGGATCTCTTTCACCTAGTGAGATGAGATCACAAGGAACTCAGAAACCACAAGCTGGAACTGCACAAAAAGCACAAGCAATGCAACGTCTAGGTAAACAAAACTTAGGTGGAGCAACTGGACAGCAAGCGGCAGATGCAGTAGATAAAGCAAGTCAAGGTAAAACATTGACACCAGTACAACGTAAAGCTATGGCAGCACAGGCAACGTCTGTTGATAAATTAGCAAGCGACCCGAGGACTGCAACACAATTTAGAAATCTTTTAAATAAGATTAACAAATAAGGAGTTTCATAATGAAACTTACAGAAGTTCTAGGTGGTCTATATGTTATGATTACCGAAGAAGAAAACGATTTAATACTAAAGTTCTTTTCAGAGAACGAATATGTTAATGAATCTCAGTTATCAGACCGTGAAGGATTGATAGCTGATAAACTAACACATAAAGGTGTGTTGGTACCTACTATCCGCGGATATAGAACTGTATAATAGAAAGAGGTTAAGATGACAGCACCAAATAAAAAAGACGTAGATGCAATGAGCAATCTTATGAAAGCACTTAACGGTGATAAGAGTGGCTTACAGCAACAAACTCAACAAGAAGCACAGGCACGTGAAGATGCAGGTATTGTTGATACAAGTCCTGGTGTAAAAACAGCAGATATTAAAGCAATGGAAAATATCCTTAAAGGCTTTCATAATGCTAGTTCAAATGTTGCAGCTAAAGTAGCAACTACTATTAATGAATCAAAGAAAACTTCAATTGGCGTTGAAATGGGCATGTACTCTGTGGAGAAAAATGCTGATGGATATTACGACATTAGAGATGGCCGTACAAGCGACACGTTATTTGAAGGTTTATATATCTACGAAACTGCGTTTGTTATCGCAAAACACCTTAACGAAGGCAAAAAAGTAAACTCAACTGAAATTACTAGAGTAATGGCGACGAATGCATTGTTTGAACAATACTACGAAGACGCATTAACTCATAAGAATAGCTATAAAACTGCAAAGAAACGCAAAGATTCAAGTAAAATGGATATTGCTGAAGCACGTTTTTCAAGAGCGAAAAGCGATGCTGCTGTAGCTAAAAAGAAAATTAAGTCGATTTACGAGTCTATTAATAGATAAACACTTCCTTAAAAATTAAATATGATCTTAAATGATAAATACATAATATAACAATTATGTATTGGGGTACATTACCATGAAAAAAACAATCTTTTATAACACAAATCCAGTTGCGATTTCTACTCGTTTAAACGAGTATATGAAGTCGAACTTTGGATATTCAGTTGAAAGCGACTTAGCTTCATTACGTGAAGCAAAAGTAGCACTAGAAGCACAGAAGCGTGAACTACGTGCAGATCATCAGGATCGTGCATACGTTGAGAACATGCTTATGTTAGAAACAATTAGATCATTGCTTAAAGCACATGTTGCAGAAGGTGAACTTCCGCCGGGTCTTAAAGCATATCAAGATAAGAAAAAAGGCAAAGCTCCTAAAAAGGATAAAGCAAAGTCAGATAAAATGCCAATGGATGCCGGCAAAGACGGTAAGATGGGTACAAAAGATGATAAGCCAGCATTCTTAAAGAATGAATCTGTATCAGAAGCAGAAGGACGTCCTTACGTTTGTGTTCATGCTAAGAAAGGCAAGCACGAATGTCATGCAACTTCATCATATGGAGCGGCTAAAAAGGCGGCTGAACATTGGAAATTAAAATCAACAGCAGGTATCGATGCATATTTGGCAGATGTAGACCACGTTGCAGAAGGCTTTAAAATCCGTGACAAATCACGTGGATATGGCGTATCAGATAAAACATATAAAACCCGTAAAGAAGCACAAGACGCTGCAGTAATGAAATCTGCATCATCAGGCGGCGATTACGAAGTTATTGAAGAAAAAGTAGCAACTGAGGGTAAATACAAATCAGATGCACAGCGTAAAGCAGTACACGCATCAAAAGCAGAAAAAGCAAATGAAGGTGAAACACCAAAGTTTGATACAATGAAAAAGTATAGCAATACTTACGAAGCACCAAAGGAATACACAATGAAAAAAGAAAAGTTAGAAGAAGGCCTTATGGCACAACTTAATGCTCTACTTGAAGCGGACGCTGCTGATGCAGAAATTACAATGGCGGCTCGTGGTATTGTAGACGAACTACAAGACATGATCGAAAAACTAGGTAAAATTCAAAATGATCAGCTAGGTCCACTAGCAGATGAAATGGCTTTTTCACATGGTCCAGAACAATCAGCTGCATTCAAACAAGCATCAGACTCAGCAATTGCAAGTCTACTAGGTCAAGCACGTTCAACTAAAGATGCAGTTAACGATGCAGTACTAGTACTGATGGGTGATAAACCAGCAGATGATATGGCGGCAACAGGCGCAGAACTTGGTGGCGACATGGGTGCAGATATGGAAGATGATATCTCAATGGACATGGATTTAACAGGCGGCGATGAATCAATGGCTGGGCCTGAAGATGAACCACTTGGACGTGCAAAGAGATAATAGATGAAAATTTCAACACTTTTAAACGAAGATGCAAATGCACATGCACAGTTAGTCAATGATATTAATGCATATCTAGTTCGTTTAAAAGCGAATAGTATTTTTACTATTGGCACTGATCTTCTTAGTAGAGAACTAAATGATATGGGGCATACAGTGACCCCAGAATCATTAGTTGACATTATGCGTAAAAGCAAGTATATTAGTAAAGTAACAGTTGATTCAATTGTACTCGTTGGAGCCCCAACTTCATCTGAGGATAGTAATGACCGTGAAGCAGTTAAGAGACTTGCAAATAAAGCAACAGATAAAAGGATAGGATAATGCCACTGATTATTAAGGGCGGAGCGAAGCCGACAATCATTTCAGAAAAAGCAATGAAAAACAAAATAGGACAGATGAAAGATGATATCATTAAGAATGATCCACTATCATCACTATCACCTGAACTAGCAGAAAAGCGTAGAGAAATTCTTGATGCGAAAGCACATCGTGAATATCTAGCAAAAATTCAACGTAATGAAGAAGACGCTTTAAGAAAACTAAAAGAAGCAGACCTTAAAGATATGGAAGCTACTAGTGAACTAGTAGTAGAAACAGGACCAGACCCAATCGTTATCGAACATGATGATGTAGTTAAAGTAAGTCCAGTTGAAGAAGTTAAAGTAGAAACACCAGACTTTGAAGCAATGACTAAAAAAGAACTAGACGAGTGGGCAGAAGAAACACTTGGATTAGCTTTAGACCGCAGAAAAAAGAAAGCGGATATGATAGAAATTGTAAAAAAGAACTTGTAATTTATTGCGAATCATAGTATACTAAACGTATGCTAAAAGAAACATATACTTATACCCCCTTGTCACGTGTGAATGTGGACGGTTCCCGTCACTATCAGACGCCTGGGGGTAAACCATTACCAAGCGTAACGACAGTGCTATCTGCGCTTGCTGATAAAACAGCAATACATGAATGGCGCAAACGTGTCGGGAATGAAGAAGCTAATCGTATTATGAACCTTGCTACCGGTATCGGTACTCAAGTACACTTACATCTTGAAAAGTTTATCTTAGAAGAAGATCGTCCAGGTGGATCAAATCTTATTCATCAGATGGCTAAAGAACTTTCAGACATTGTAATTGATAAAGGACTCAGCAATCTAAACGAATGTTGGGGAACAGAAGTACCTCTGTACTATCCTGAACTATATGCTGGAACAGCAGATTGTATAGGTGTATGGAACGGTAAGCCTGCAATGGTCGATTTCAAAACTACTCGTAAGCCCAAGAAGCGTGAATGGATTGATGATTACTTCCTTCAAGGTGCCGCATATGCATCAGCACACAATGAACTATACGGAACAGACATTCGTACTATTGTTATTATGATGATTGGTTGGGATGCTGAAGCAGACAATCTTGGTAACTATCAAGAGTTTGTAGTCGAGGGTGAAGAATTTGACAAGTATGCAATGCAGTGGGCAATGAAGGTTCAAGAGTATTTTGATAAATACATGTAACGACTAGGAGTTACATTATGTCTACAGAAAACGTAAAAATCTTACTAAGACGTGGTTTCCGTGATGAAATCGCATCTACTACACTTGATACTGGCGAACCAGGCTTTGCTACAGATACAAACCAACTGTTTATCGGCATAGATTCTGCTATAAACGAAGTAGTGTTTGATACTTTTGCGAATGCACAAGCTATTGTGCAATCTTGGTTAGATAATTATAGTGCTGAACTTGGATTGATTATTGATGAAGACCTTGTAATTCGAGATGTACTAAATGTGGATGCGCTATTAGATGCAATGATTACTGATAACACATTTAACGTTTCAAACTTTGCAAGAGCAAGAGAAAATGTAGAGGTTGTAACTGAAAACTCATTTAATCAATTGTTTGCAGATCAGCATCTAAGTTCATTAGATTCTTCATTAGGTATTCGTCCAAGTCTATTCAGAAAATCACTTGCAACAGAGACAGGTACATTCTTACGTTATAATAAACAAATATGTACTACTTTCTTTATTGATTATTCTTTAGTACAAACTGACGGAACAAGTAAGTTTTTACGAGTTGGACAAATTAAAGTAATTAACGGTGTCCCTCAGGGTATTGATCAAGTAAAACTTACAGACGATAATACAGAAATGTGGCAAGACAACTCAGACGATATAGCTGACCTAGATGAATTTTCAAATATAGAATTTGATACTGTAATTGATGGTGATAATATAGAAATTAATTTTACACAAGGTACTGGCTTTGAAACTGAGATAAGTTATACAGTAAAAAGATGGTCGATGTAAATGAAAGATACAGCTACTCTGTTATTTGACTGGCGACAAACACGATTAGATTTAAAAGAAGAATTTTCAGAAAATAATCTACAAAAAGTTATGGACTTTTGGAAGAGTTTAGATTACAGCCGTCATGGTTTTGATTATGATCGCAATGCGATGTGGCCTGACGCATGGGAATATATCACAGAACAATTTTATACTAATAGCGGAAATGGCTTAGGCTGTTTCTATACAGTACATCATGCTCATCCAAAACTAGAACCAGAAGTATGGTTAGTACATGATTTAGCACACGGAGATATGTATCTTGTGTGTTATGTAGATGGTTATATATTGAATAGAATAACTGGAGAATTAGATAAATTCGAATTAGTGCAAAATGATTTAGATGTCCTAAAGAAATATACAGCAAGTACAATAATTGATGCAGTAAAGGATAGAAACGCTAATGGATGATGATAAAGAGTTTAGATGTATAATGCCCTTTTCACATGTGAATGTTACAGGACGAGGTGCAGTACTACCTTGTTGTAATTACGATTGGAAAAAAGCAGATGACGAACATGAACATACGAAGAAAGATACTCCATATCATAATTCAGTAAAAAAAACATTTCATTGGGCTAAAGTTCCAGAATTCCATTGGATACAAGATGCTGGATTAACACCTATATTGCATTCCAAAGATTGGTCAATGCTGAGAAAAAAATCAGCAAAGAATATACCAGCAGCTGGCTGTCATGATTGTTACCGCACTGAAAAGTCTGGGTCGGGCAGTAGAAGAATTTGGGCAAACACTGAGTTCCCAGATGCAGACAAAGATGTTAAATTAACAAGCATGGAATTGAAATTAGGAGCAAAATGCAATCTTGAATGTAGATCATGCTCAGGTCCTGTCTCTAATAAACTATTAAGAGAAGAATCATATATAAATGACGGTGTTGTAAACAAAAATTATATTAAAAAAATGACTGCACTTAGTTCCTGGATTAATGATGAGACTACTTGGGATCATATTAAAGAAGCATCCAAAGACTTAAAATACATTCAATTTACTGGCGGTGAACCTTTAATAATACCACAACATTATAAATTTTTAGAATGGATGGCTGAAAATAATGTACATCCTACAATACAATATATAACAAATGGAACAATAGGAATTGATGAGTATAAAGAAAATATATGGGATAAATTCTCACGCATAACGTTTGATTTTAGTTTAGATGCTACAGAAGAACTAGGAGAATATGTTCGAACGGGTTCAGTATGGAGTGAGCAGGTAAAAAATGTTCTAGGCTTCGCAGATTATTGTATAAGACGAAAGAAAGATAACAAACACTCATTCATGGGAGTTGCGATAACAACAAGTATTATGAATGTTCATAATATGAGGCCATTACTTGATTTTATTAATGAATTAAATGATAGAATGTCAGATGCTGGCATCGATGATGTACAGTTATCAACAAACATTGTCTATGGTCCTGATTGGATGGATATTGCAAATCTCAGAGGTGAAGCAAAAATACATGCATTAGAACATGTACAATCAATTATAGATGATACAAAGTATAAAGATGATAATAGAAATAAATTAAAATGTATTGTAGACCGAATGAATGATGACCCTACGACAGATTTAAAATTTACAGATATGATTCAATCCAAAGATAAAGCACATAATTTTGTAAATCCGCATAGAGATATTAGTTTTGAACGAGTCGCACCAGAATGGTGGGACATGCTTAAAAGAAGTGGTATGTAATATACATACTTAATAATAACGATAAATACAACATAACAGAACGAGGATAATATGTTAATAGAAAACAAATATAAAGTCAATGATATTATTACAATTGCACTAATGAGCGGACAAGAAGCTCTTGGTAAGTTTGTAAGTGAAGACGATGATGTGATCGTACTACAGCGACCACTGACTATCGCCTTTGGTCAACAAGGTGCTACGTTTCAGCCGTTTACTATTACAGGAAATAGTGAAGGCGCAGTAGGATTTAGACTAGACAAAGTAGTATCAATTTTACAGACTAACAAAGAAACAACTGAAGCATATCGTGCCGCAACAAGTGGCTTAGTAGTTCCAGAAAAATCAGGATTAATTACATAATGCCAGGAGCAGCTAGAACAACAGATAGTACAACTAATCACCCACCATGTGGTCCGGGTAAGTGTAGTTCTGGCTCAAGCAATGTAATCATTAATGGATTACAGGCATTTAGAGTAAGTGATAAGGATACACCACATGGTATTCCTAGAGGATCACCTCCATCGTGTGTGCCTCATGTCACTCCGTTGTCTCAAGGATCCCCTAATGTTATAGTTAACGGTAAACCACTTGGTAGAATAAATGATGCATTTTCTTGCGGTATTAGAGTTGCAAGTGGTAGCGGAAATGTAATAGTGAACGGATAATCAGATGGCATCAGAATCAGAATATGAACGATTATACCAATTATGGGTACAACAAAATACTATTAATGGTGGAACAGTTACACTTGACGGTGCTAACACACCTGCACAATATTATGATGAAGCAAGTTCATTAACTTTAACTCCGCAACAATTAGCAGAACTACAAGCTAGACAAGCACACTATAATAGAACACAAGCATTGCAAACTATTAGTAGTGAGATAGGTGCTAACAATTTTACTAATCCATATAACGCTAGATCAACAACAAGTATTGATAAATTAAATACTTTTTCTTCTAGTCAAGGGGTATTGAACGTAATTGCATTATCAGCAATATTAAACGGATCAGACGCATTAGCATTGGGCGGTAGTGCTATTGTCATAGCTGCATTATCAGATGCATTGGGAGTTGATTTTGAAAAACTTCTATTGACTGCTGGACTAGCAGGTATTGGCATTACAATGTTTAATAATTTGCAATCACATACTAATTCACAAACGGTTAATTTACCAGATACTTTAGAAAACGCCAGTCAATTAGCTGGAATGAATGCACAGTTCGGAGAAGGACCTAGTAGTTGTTCATTGTTTAATGAATTAATGGGTATCTTAGCAGGTGCATTTGATGGTGCATTTGATTTTATAGATGCTGCTATGGATAAAGTATCTGGCATAATAAACGAAGTAGCAGGAGCTTTAGGAGATATAGTTGCTGGTATAACAGGTGCAATTGCAGGCGGAATAGATGCTATAATATCTGCTATTAGTGGATTAATACCACAAGGGCTCAAAGATTTATTTAATGAAATAGGTGATATTGCAAGTGGGTTAATGGGTGCCTTTTCTGACATTGCAAATCAAATAACAAGTGAAATTGCAAATGCACTTGAAATGGCTAATCAAATAGCACAAAAACTAGCCGCTCTAGCAATGGCTGCAGCAATGTTAGATCCGTGTAAATTAGCAGTGTTAATGAATACAGGATCTCCTGAGTTGAAATCAGCAGCAAATGCTATGACCTCACCAGTAACAAATGTAATTGAAGAAGTACAAACAGAATTAGATCCACGTGCAAATCCAGAAGAAGTTACACGTGCTGTAGAAAATGCAAAAGCAGAAGCAGAAACAGCACCTGGTGTTCCGCAATCACCATTTAGTGAAGCGGCTAAAATATATACAGGTCTTGATGCATACTTACATTCAGATAGCATTGGAAGTTTACTTAAAGTTACTCCAAGTATGTTTGGTACAGAAGAAAAGTTCCAAAGCACCCCAACTGAAACAGGTTCTACGGTTACTAAGTTACCAGAAACAGGTTCTAATAGTGATGCTGGAGAAGAACAAGAAGTGGAGACTCCGAAACAAGATTTCTGGGAATCTAAAGCATATGATACATGGAAACAAAAATACTTTACTGATACTATGTCTGCAAAAGCACAACATAAGCGTTTGGTTAATAAATTTAAAAGAACATTACAGAATGGTAAGTTCAGAGATCCAAGTATAAAAATTGAAATACAAAATCTATATGATTTACATCTTGATATTAAAGAAGAGATATCACGATGGTTAGATACAACTAAGAAAGCATTGTCATACAAGAGTTCAACCGGAAAACGTGAACAAGCAAAAGAAGACAAAGCATTACAAGACTATAATTTAGTATATAATAATAGAACAAGTTCAAGTATAAATTCATGGAAACGTGAATATGATCAATCAAGAGAAACATACAAATCTCTGAAGTCTCAGATTATAGAATGAATTGATAAATACAATATACAAGTCTCGGAGTAAGTATCAATGCACGTTAATGAAATTATCAAACCAGTAGAAGAGGGGGTCAATGATCCTCATATCTTTAAAGCAGTATTTTTAGCTGGTGGTCCAGGTAGTGGAAAATCATTCGTAGCTAATAAGATGCTAAGTGGTACCGGACTACGTACTGTGAATTCAGATGATATCTATGAATATATGATGAGGAAAGCAGGCAAAGAATTAACACCTGACAATATCTATTCAGATGAAGGTCAAGAAATTCGCAATCGTGCGAAACAGATTACAAAAAATAAAGAAGCATCTCATATTGAAGGTCGTCTAGGACTTATTATCGATGGTACAGGAAAAGACGTAGCAAAGGTACAAAAAGCAAGTGAACAATTAAAATCATTAGGATATGAAACTATGATGTTATTTGTTAATACGAGCGAAGACGTAGCACAGGATCGCAATGCTGCAAGAGCTAGAAGTCTTCCTAAAGAGCAAGTAACTAAGATGTGGCAAATAGTTCAGCAAAATCTTATGAAGTTTCAACAGCTTTTTGGTGCAGGAAACTTTCACATTGTAGATAACAGTGGCGGTCTTGAAGATCCAGATCGTAAAGCAAACTTCTTAGAAGTCGATAGAGCTATTGACAAATTCTTAATGTCACCTCCATCAGACAGACGTGCGAAAAAATGGATACAAGATAAAAAATAAACAATTGACTTATGTGTAATAATATAGTATTATATGTATAAACAATATAGAAGTGGACTACTATAGTGAGTAACATCATCGACAGCCTCCGTGCATATCGCAAAGAGATTGATTTAGACTTTATCAAAAATACACATGTACATTATTGCACACCATGTTACGGAGGACAAGTAACTGAACCATACTTTCGTTCTTGGTGTAAAGCACATATGCTGTTTACTAAACATGAAATTCCATACACAATTACAACAAGTGCTAACGAGTCATTAATATCACGTGCAAGATGTCACATGGTTGCATACATGATGGCTAATCCCAATGCAACACACTTGATGTTCATTGATGCAGATATTAATTTTGATCCTATCGATGTATTACATATGATACAACATGATAAAGATATTATTGTCGGTGCATATCCCAAGAAAGATTTAAATTGGGATAAAATGACTAAAGCGGCATCTGAGAACGATTCTGTATCTGTGGGTGATTTGCAGAGACTTGCATCTAATTATGCATTGAACTTTGAATGGAACTTTGATAAGAGTGAAAGAGGAACTATTCGTACAGAAGATGGTCTTGTAAAACTTAAAGATGCGGCAACAGGCTTTATGCTTATCAAGCGTGAAGTAATTGAAAAGATGATTGCATCGTATCCAGACTTATACTTTAATAATGACTTGAGTATGGATCCAGAGTTTGCTAAGTGGACATATCTATTCTTTGATTGTATGCATGAACCAGAAACAAAGCGTTATCTATCAGAAGACTATGCATTCTGTAGACGTTGGCAAGCATTGGGTGGGGAAGTTTGGTTAGATCCTATTGTTAATCTTGATCACATAGGACACTTTACATTTAACGGTAGTGTCAGTAATATATTCACTAGCTCATAATAGAAAAGACCCTTTCGGGTCTTTTTTCTTTTGTGTTTTTTATTTGCCGCCTTTTTTCTTTTCGACTGGCTTTTTAAAGTAAGTGTGGTTTGGATCTATCATGACGTTGGATACATAGTGCGTTTGAATTCACTAATATCCTTTGCTGCATTGTGGTAACCGCTTTGACGCAGTTGACGAATAGCCATACAGTATGAACGGTATTCCATTGCTTTCATAAATCTCTTAAACATTATTTGTCCTCCAACATTAAACGTTTTGCTTCTTCATGGTAGCCTTCTCTCCAAAGTGCTTCAGCTGCTCTTGCTCTGCCTGCTGATTCACCAAATGCCCATGCACCCATTGCAAATGCTACTAAGCCTCTACTTACCATCTTACCTAAATTAGATGTTTTATTCATTACTAGTGTAGCCATTATACAAAACCTTTCAAGTTAGCATTAGTTTCGATATTTGTAATTTCTGAAATATCAGATAGTGTTACTTGCTCTGGTTTCTTGTATGAGCTGTGTGCAATATGATAAATGTCGCCACGTGAGATGCCGATATCATTTAGCTCATGGTTAGTTAGCATTTGAAGTTCTTTGATAGTAGTACGAACAGCCGCTCTATACTCTCTATTTTTATTAAAGTTAATTAGTGATGTGATAATACTATTAAGCATTAGTTTATTCCTTGTGTGTGTCTAGTAGGCGCTTGCCCATCGTTTTCAATCATATAGTTGTAAGCAAACTGCCAATCGTTTGCGTATTCAATTTTTGCCCAAGTCAATAAATCTTTTCTGTAACTTGCAGACATTTTGCGTCCGCCAAAAAGATTTGCAAAGGCACCAAATAAGTTTAGTGTCATTTTATTTCTCCATTTTAGGATGCTTGAGGAAAGCAATACCCCCTGTCTTTTCAGGGTGTCATTCGTTTGATATGGCAGTCTGCGCCTGCCCTAGTCTTTCCCAGTGCCGAATAGTGAAACGACAGTGTGTTTCTCTACTATTATTTAGTATAATATAGCACTAAAAAACACCAAAAACAACTGCATTCTGCGAAGACTCGGTATGCATCTGATGCAACTGTGACACAATGTCAAGTAAAAAATAATACTTGACATTGGTATGTTTAAGATATATAATAGTATTAAATTATGGAGGAGTAGTATGGCTACTATATTATGCGCTAAATATCAGAAAGAATTAACACAGTTAGAGAAAGCACCTTTTCCTGGTGCTGATGGACAACATATATTCGAGAACGTAAGTTCGGCAGCATGGGACGAATGGCTTAACATTCAGACAATGATTATTAACGAGAACCGTTTGAATTTAATGGATGCTGAAGCACGTAAATTCTTAGCAGAACAACGTAACAAGTTCTTGTTTGAAGGAGAAGAAATTGAAATGCCAGATGATTATATAGATCCGAGTGTTCCTAATCTGCGATGAAATTAACTTATAAAACAGTTATACCATATGATGAAGTAAATTCTAATGGTAGCATTAATGGCGGATATACATTTCAATTAATGGACTTAGGTGCAGTGACATTTATCAATGAACTGTTCATGAATAGAATACCAGACACAACTCTTGTAACGAGTAGTGCAACAGTAAAATATAAAGTACCGGTATTTCAACATGAGTATGCTGAAGTATATGCAGAAGTACTAAGTATTACGCCGGGTACACTAACAATTAGCAGTATCTTAAAGACACGACAAATTAAAAGTACTGAATGGGTTACAGCAGCAATTGGCGAATTTAATTTTTCATTAATTGATCCTGTTACTAGAAACATAGTACGAATTCCAAGAAAGATAATAAATGAAATTAAAGGGTAAAGTATTAGTAACCGGTGGTGCAGGATTTGTTGGACGTGAAGTAGTGTTTAATTTAATTAGACGTGGATACGCTGTTACTGTGTTAGACAAGGCTGAAAAGCCAGAAGACTTTAAACTAGTGAAGTACATTAAAGGTGATATACAAAATGCGGCTAAGTGTGTAATGGCATCTGCTGGCCAAGATTATATTATTCATCTTGCCGCAAAGCCTCGTATACCAGAAAGTTTTATTGACCCTGACTCTTATTATGAAAATAATGTTACTGGCACAAAGAATATGCTAACTGCCGCACATGCGGTTGGTATTCGTAAATTTGTTTATGCCAGTAGTAGTTCTATATACGGTAACAATCCAGCACCCCACAAACCTTATCATAAGCCAGACCCACTTAATTACTACGCTATGACTAAATTGTTTGGTGAGCATTTATGTAGACAATATAAAAATATGTTTGATGTCAACTATAATGTATTGCGTTTCTTTACAGTATATGGTCCAGAACAACCCGGATGTGATGATAAGGGATTGATGATTGCTAAGTTTGCAAGACTAGCTAAAGACGGAGAAGCATTGACTGTACACGGTGATGGCGAATACAAGCGTGACTATATTCATGTAAGTGATGTAGCAGAAGGTATTATTGCTAGTATGGAATCTAAAGTAAAGAGTGAGATATTTAATTTAGGAACTGGTACTAATATATCAGTTAATTCAGTAGTTGATATCTTGCGTAAAGAGTACCCAGGACTTACTGTAGAGCATACAGAGAAGCCTAAGGGTTACGCATCAGAAACACTAGCAGATATTTCAAAAGCAAAGAAGTTACTGGGATGGGAACCAAAAGTAAATCAACTTGATGGGATCACTGCTTATTATAAAGAAAATAAATAATATCTATGAAACACCCTGATTATCATATTAGAACTAAAACCAATAATGAACGTGCAATGACAATTTCAGTTGTTATTCTATTGTTATTTGTTGCTATAGAACTAGCTGGAGCTTACTATAGTAACTCACTGGCGCTCTTTGGCGATGCTATGCACCTTCTAACAGATGCATTTGCACTAGGTATTGCATTGTTCGGCTTCTGGTTAAGTCGTAAACCACCCACTGAAACATACTCATATGGATATATGCGTAGTGAAGTGATCGCAGCATTCTTTAATGCATTGCTATGGTTCATTATATTTGCTTATATTATATATGAAGCAGTATATCGTTTCATACATGTAGAAATAGTCGATGTAACAATAATGATGCCAATAGCAATTGCAGGCCTTATTGTAAACTTGGTAATATTTAAAATATTACATAACAATAGCGACGATAACATAAATATGCGTGGAGCTATTCTACACGTATTAATGGACATTCTGGGTAGTATAGGTGCTATTATCGGTGGTATTATTATTTACTTCACAGAATGGTATCTTGCTGATGTTATTGTAAGTATTATCCTGGCTAGTTTAATTTTACGAAGTGGTATTAAATTATTAGCTGATTGTGTTCGTATTATGATGATGGGTAAACCAGAAAATATTAATGAGCGTGATATTAAAAGTGCTATTATGACTTCAGTAGAAGATGTAAAAGAAATACATCATATTCATATGTGGGAAATAGCAAGTGGTCAGCCTGCATTAACAGCACATGTAGTAATGATAGACGGAGGTAATTGTAATGAAACAATTTGGTCTGTTAAAAAGATTTTGATTGAAGAGTTTAATATTTTTCATTCAACTATACAAGTAGAACATAACGAATGTCCAGACGAGGAATTATACTATGACAAAATATAAACTAGTAGGTGAAAATGATCCTATACTAAAACAGAAATGCACAGATCATATTGTTTCTGAACATACAGAACAACTTGCAGTTGATATGATTACTACAATGCAAGAGCATGATGGTATTGGTCTTGCGGCGCCGCAAGTAGGATTAGCAGAACGAGTATTTGTAGTCGGACATAAATCTCAGGGTTTTGTAGTATGTATTAATCCTGTTATGACTATCGCAGAAGATGCAGAAGAAGAAACATATACAGAAGCATGTTTATCTTTCCCACATCTTGAACTTAAAGTAAAACGTAAAAATGCAGTTTTACTAGAATATACTAATGCGCAAGGTGTACGTAAAGCAACTAAGTTTGTTGGTGTGTGGGCGCAAGCAATTCAGCATGAAATGGACCACTTGGATGGTGTTCTATTCCAAGAACGTGTTGGCGGTACAACATTAAGTCTTGCTAAGTCAAAGCGTAGAGAAAAACTTAAAAGAATTTCACGTCAGAAAAAGTAATGGACAATAGTGATTATACACTTGTAAGTTTTGGTGATAGCTTTACCTTTGGTCAGGGGACAATATCACAAAATGATTTTCCCGCCGATTCAGAATGGCGAAGTGCGTGTAACGAAAATAGTTATACCCGCTTTTTAAAAGATACATTAGGATTTAAAGACTACATAAATCTTGGAGTTATGGGTGCAAGCAATGAAACAAGCTATGTCTTGCTTTCTGAATTCATGCGTAATAATGATACTAGAAAATGCTTCTTTTTAATAAATTTCACAGCACCAGAGAGACATGATTTCTTACAGCGTGTAACTGATAGAAAAGATGAATTCGCATACCATTATGGCACTATTCGCACCGGCCATCATCCTGGATCACCTGATTGGGGAGAATATCGTAAACATACTGGACTTTATAATACTAGGTCCAGGTTTTGGGAAGATTATTGGACGAAGTTATACACACAAGAGTATGCATTCTTTAAGACTATACAAATATATTATAATATAAAGTTATTATTATCTGATCGTAAGCATCTAATGTTTGATTTATTAAATGATACGGCAAGACTGATAGATAAACAAAGTATAAAATCTGGCTTTATCACACCTAATATTGCAGATAAGTTTGGCTATTCGCAGTCTGTAAGTGATAAAGGATTTACTTTAGACTCTAATATAGACTTATTTAATAAATACTTAACTGATATCAAGTTAAATAACAACTATCTGAGTTACTTTGAATTAAATGAAAAGGGTAGTATATATCAGGAACTGAGCAACAACACTACAGTAGCCCATATTAATACACATATTAATAATTTAGCCCGTGTAAAAAAATTAAACTATTTAAGTAATTTAGGATGTGGGCATTGGAATGTAGATGGACATTCACAAATCAGTGAAGTGCTTACAAATTATATAAAAAATGGAGAATACAATGATTAATTGGATTAAAAACAGACTGACAGAACGTACAACACTTGATGGTGTTGCACTAGTAGCAACAGGTGTTGCGATGATTATCGTACCTGTGAACTTAATTGCATATGCAGCAATTGCATATGGTTTATGGACAATCTGGAAGTCAGAGTAATAAAATAAATGAATACAAAAATAAAATTAGCTATTAATACACCCAAGAGAATTTTTTCTTTTGGGTGCAGTTACACGCACTATGCATGGGGAACATGGGCAAATATCATAGGATCTGAGTTTCCAGATGCAGAGTTTAGAAACCTCGGTAGGTCGGGCGCAGGTAATCCATATATACATAATATTATTATGCAGGCTGATAATGTATATAAATTTAATAAAGATGATTTGATTCTGGTAGAATGGACTAACGTATGTAGAGAAGATAGATATTTACCTGAAAAACATGGCGGATGGGTTTCTCCAGGAAATATATTTACACAGTCAACATATGACAAGTCATTTGTTAAAAATTATGTTAGTGAAATAGGTTCATATGTTAGAGACTTTGCATTAATTAAAAGCGCGGAAGATTTTATTAAACACCGCTCTCCATACCATATGACTAAAATGGTAGATTTTAGCTATGCAAATCAATGGGCAAATGATCAATTTAACAGTGAGACTTATACTCTAATGCAAGAAATGTATAAACCAGTGTTAGATAATATATTACCTAGTATGAATCACGTATTATGGGAACATAATATAGGATTAAAACAAGAAAGAGACAGAAAGCTAGTACATGAAAACTTTACTGATGGCCATCCTAGCCCAGAAGAATACTATAATTATGTAACAGAGATGTTTGATCATGATTGGAGCAATAGAACATCAAAACTTGTTAGAATAGCTCAAAGAAATTGGATTAAAATTTTGCATGATGAATGCGTTAAGCAACGAAAATTTGCTTTTTGGGACCAAAAGTTAATGCCAATGCGTGATGAATTACATAAACATGCGATGATATATGATAGTTTGGATGTAGACGACTCCATTAAAAGGTAGTAATTTTGTACACGTTAGCGATATCATTATAGATAAATTGTAAATACATTTACTCAATAGGAGTGTTACAATGTCTGATAAAGAAATTAAAGAAGCATACAGAATATTTTGGATGGTCAAGGGTCATTTATCCGCGAGTGAAGAAACTGTATTGTCGTGTGCAGATGGATACTTCAAACGTCTTTGGTGTAATAACGAAGCATATCTACATGAAGAGGGCTTTGAAGAAGCCTGGAATAAATTAAAAAATATAGTATAAATATATGTATGACTAATACATGTTCATTATTATGGAATCATACCAGACTACACGTTGATGGTAGTGTACTCCCATGTTGTATTTTTGATACTTCTAAAATACCAAATAAAAATATAAAAATACCTAAATTAATAGACGGCATCGAAAATGCATTTAATTCAGAGTTGTTTGATGATGTAAGAAATCGAATGACTAACAATGATGCTGTGCCAGAGTGCAATGCATGTTGGAATCTTGAAGACGCAGGTGTGAAATCACTACGTAATGAAATGAATGAAAGATTTCAGAGCAACGATAAAAAGATACGATACATTGAAACTGCATTCAGTACACATTGTAATTTAACTTGCAGAATGTGCAATGAAGACTTCAGTAGTAAATGGAAACAGTTAATACACCCAAACATCAAACCAGACTTGGTAATTGATAACTTTGATTTAGACAAGTACGATAGTGACTTATCAGAATTGCGTCTTGTTAAACTTGTTGGCGGTGAACCAATGATTGATAAGCAACACGTACCATTCTTAGAAAAACTAATCAGTAAATCTTCAGCATCAGATATAGAATTAGAATATCATACTAACGCTACTGTATCACCTAGTAAAAAAGTTATTGAGTTCTGGAAACAATTTAACAAAGTAACTATAATTTTTAGTATTGATGGTATTGGTGAAGTAAATGAAATATTAAGACCTCCGCATAAATGGGAAACAGTTGTTAAAACAATTGAGTTCTTTAAGAATATAACAGGTGTTAACTTTAACTTCAAAATGCACACTGTAATTAGTATATTAAATATTAAAAGACTGCACGAAGTTATAGGATATTCTATGCAAGAGTTTGGCGACGATGCTATAGGGTTTGATTTTCTACAATATCCATCACATCTTTCCATACAGAATACCAATATTAAAGCAGAGTTAATTGAATTCGTTACAGAGAACTATCTTCCTATATCACCAGATGCACAAGCAGTAATTGAGTATATTAAAGGTGATAGCAATATGACATTCAGTCTACAAGAAGTTATTGATATAGAGAACAAATCATTAGTAAGTGGTAGCGTAGAAAAACTGTTGTTTTAATACAACACATTATATATTAAATTAAATTAAAGGTTGATTAGCAACGCATTTTATACTATATTAGTATAAGTAATAACAGAATGAGCAAAGTATATAAGATACTTACGCTCATTTTTTTCATGACAGATAAGGACTTAAACTATGAAACTACTACTAACCACGGTAGCCGCTATTGCAATGGCTACAACATCTTTCGCAGCAGATTTGGACGCTTCAATCGAAGTAGAAGTTGCTAAAGATCAAACAACAGACAAGTACAAAGGCAAAACAACAGTAAATCTTGATGTAGCATCAGATAACGGTTTGGCATTTGGTGCAATCTCATTTAACTCAGTTGATGATACATCAGTTGGTGTTGATGAATGGCATATCGGTACAACTGTTGCTGGCGCAACAGTATCATTCGGTGATCACGGCGGCATTATGCCAGAGGCTGTAGCAGATGCAGGCTTTGACACATTAACAGATACAAATGCTGCAATGGAAGAGTCAGTACAAGTGAGTGCATTAGGTGCATCAGTTGCACTAGGCTTCACAGATATCCGCACAGACGCATCAGAAATTACAAACATTCAAGGTGCATATTCATTTGGTACAGCTATTGCAGATTTAACTGGTGCAGTTGATTATAACCGTACAACAGAAGAGTATACATATGCAGTACAAGCAGGTACAGAAATCTCAGGCTTAGCAGTAGGTAGCACAGTAACATATGCACTATCAACATGGGCATATGAAGCAGACACAACAGTAATGGGTCTAACAGCATACTTGAACGGTGACGAAAACGACACAATTCAACACGTTGGTGTATCACATACACGTGACTTAAACGGTATTGGCTTAACAGGTGAAGTAGATTATGATACAGATAGAGAAGAACTATCACCATCTGTAACACTATCATTTAACTTCTAAGTTAGAATATATAAAGAATTAATTAAAGGGAGCTTAGGCTCCCTTTTTTTATGATAAATATTAGTATCAAACAGGAGATCAACAAATATGTCTGCATGGAATAATGGTGAATATAGTCTACTTAAAGGGTTTGCAAAACATGTTTGCGATACTGATAATTTTAATAATAATTTAAAAAATTGTGAGATTTTACATACACATCAAGGACCAATAAAAAAAGGTGGACTGTCAACAATAAATGCACCCAACTGTAAGGCTCATAAATTTGTTCGGGATAATCAAACTTCGATTCAAGATATAGTTAAACAACAGTTGAAATTAGATCGGACACTAGATTTAAAATTTAGTGGCAGTCTTATAACAACTAACGGCGGTATACCAATGCATAGTGATTGGTATCCAGATAATGAACGTCAAGAACCTGATGCAGTTGTAGCGAGAGCTATTCTAACAATTAATCCAGAATATGTATTTGGAACTGATGTATTTTGGGATAGGCTTGATATGTCTAAAACAGAATGCTTAGGTGGATATCCAGGTGATCTTCTTATGTTTAAATGCTCTCCAATTAGTTTTCATAGTGTTGGTATGCGAACTGAAGAACACGCAGATAGATACTCCATTAATATGATGTTTAGATACGTTAATTAATTTTTTCTATTGACACAGCTATCAAAATATGTTATAAATAGATTGTAACGTTGAAGTGATTTGACGATTGGACAGGACCGCGGGGCAGTACCGCGCAGCTCCACCATAAACACATTTAGATAAGTGTGCTTTTGATGGGGCTGAACTAGGATCGACTGACAAGATAGATGAATGGAGTTACCGGGATATAAGCGCCGTTACCGCGAATAAACTTTTTAATTGCAAACGCAAATAAAGCGCCAGAAATGGCATTAGCG